TTATACTGCGGCTCAAAACGCTAAAGTTGCAGCAGAACACACACAACAAGTTTCGGCTTTTGATAATATGGATCGTGTTAACGAAGATACGCAAGTAACTGCTACTCTTATATCAGCAGGAGCAGCATCAACTGCAGGTCAAGCGAGTGTAACAATTACGTATGTCCAAGCAAATAATTTGCAAGACGCAGCAACAGCGTAACTAAAAATTAACTAGGGGTCTTCGGACCCCTAAGTATAGGAGAAAATTATGGGAGCAGGCGGAGGATCATTTACATCAGATCAAGTCACTTTACATGCAGCGGCTACAGGTACTTTACGTGCCGCAGGTCGTGCTAGAATTACATCTATCAATTGCGCAGGAATTGCAGCAAGTACATTAACAATTTTTGACGCAACTGATGCGTCGTCAGCTGATTCAATAGTAGCTGTATATAAATTTGGAACCGAAGGCTTAAGTGTCTTTGTACCAGGTAGTGGAATTTTATGTAAGACAGCAATACATGTTGTGTTAACTGCTAATAGTGCGGCTGGCGTTACATTAACAGCAACTTTATAAGGAAGTATAAATGGCAACATCAGAAACTACTGTTTTTGAGAAAACCCTTTATATCGACGAAGTTATCGAAGAGTCTTTTGAACGAATCGGTCTTGTTAATGTAAGTGGTTATCAAATGAAATCGGCTCACCGATCTTTGAACATTATGCTTCAAGAATGGGCTAACCGAGGGTTACATTATTGGGAAGTTGGTAATACACAAGTTAACTTAGTACAGGGTCAAGCTGAGTATGTTTTTACACGTTCCCCTGGAGATGGTACTACGGCACCGGTAATTAACCCTGATGGTACGGTAGTTCTTTATGGAATTGATGACATATTAGAAGCAGCTTATAGAAGAAACCGTGGTGCAACTAATCAAGCTGATTCTGCTTTAACAAAAATATCTAGATCTACTTACAACGCTTTATCCGCTAAACTAAATCAATCAACTCCTTCACAATATTACGTACAAAGGTTTATTGATAAAATAGTGATGAATCTTTATCCAACACCGGATGCAACCGCCGCTGGTAATTTTGTATTTATGTATTTTATTAAACGCATCCAGGACATTGGTGTTTACAGCAATGTAGCGGATGTACCTTACCGTTTTGTACCTTGTATGATATCTGGGCTAGCTTACTATCTTTCTATGAAATACAAAGTTGAATATATTCAAAATTTAAAATTAATTTATGAAGATGAATTAAATAGAGCTCTAACTGAAGACGGTTCACCAACATCTACATATATAACTCCACAGGCGTATTACCCTAATGTCTAATTTTGCTCGAGGAAAATACGCACTAGCGATATCAGATAGAAGTGGTATGGCGTTTCCATATAGAGAAATGATGTTTGAATGGAATGGTGCTTTTGTACACAATACCGAATGGGAGCCTAAACATCCACAACTTGTAATAAGACATTTATCTGGCGACTTAGAAGGGCTAAGAGATTCTAGACCAGCTCGTGTTGAACCAGAAGTCGCAATTATGTTAGACAATAATCCGTTTCAAACTAGCGGTGCAGGCAGTAATGTAATTACGGTTACTCAAGATAACCACAACAGAACTAGTGGTGATAGAGTTTCTTTTAGAAACTGTTTACAGTTTGATGGTATTAGTAATCTAAACCTAGAAGATTCAGCAGGCTATATAATTACAGTCATTGACACAGACTCATATTCTTTTGTTGTTAGCAACAACACTGCAACTTTAGGTAATCAACACGGAGGGGGTGGACTTGCATCAGCAGGCCCTGTACTATTAAAACCATGACAACATACGCACAACTTATACAACAAATTTTACAGTACACAGAAACTGACAGCGCTATTTGGACTCAAACAGCAACTAACGATATTTTAGATGGTTTAATTAGAAATGTTGAATTTAGAATGTTTAGAGACATTGAAATTCCAGCGGATATGGCTTATGAAACAGCTAGTATTGCAGCCCCTGTAGGTGGTCAAGCTAACCCATTAGTGGCAATGCCTGGAGCAAATTTAACTGATTTCTCTAGCATTAGATACGCTCAAATCTATACAGAAACAAATAATATTCCTAACGAACGAAGTTTTATGACCAGAAAAGATTTGTCTTATTTAATCGAATATTGGCCAAATAGGACTACTCCAGCAGCCGCTGGGGATGATCCTAAATACTTTGCAGTCTGGGACCAACAAACAATTTATATTGCACCTTCGCCCTATAGACTGTATAAAGTAGAATTGGCTTTAACTAAAAAACCAACTAGTTTAGTTGATATGAAAGCGACAAGCCCGTTTACTACGTGGACCAGCGTTAACGCACCACGCGCCCTTTTATTTGCATGTCTTTCCGATGCATTTAAATTCTTAAAAGGACCTGCTACAACTTTATGAGACTTCTTATCAGTCGGCTCTACAAGGATTAGCAACTGAGCAACTAGGTAAGAAAAAACGTGACGAATATAGGGATGGCGAGTTAAGGGTATCCATTCCATCTAATAACCCTTAAGGAGAAAAATTATGGCAATAGCACAAGCAGTAGCAAATGTTTTCAAACAAGAATTGTTAAAAGGCAAGCACGACTTTGACGGCGGCGCTACATACAAAATATCGTTATATACTTCTTCTGCAACTTTAGGCGCAGCAACAGCAAACTATGCAGCAACAGCTACAGACAATCAAGTAGCTAACGGAAACGGTTACGCAACAGCAGGAAATGCTTTACAAAACCCAACTGTAGTTCTTAGTGGTACCGTAGCGTATGCTGACTTTGACAACATTTCATGGCCCAATGCTACTTTTTCAGCAGCAGGTGGTTTAATGTATCGTTCAGATGGTTCTGCTCCTACAAATAATGCAGTGGCAGTATTAAGTTTTGGTGGAACATTCACCGCAACTAATGGTACTTTTACAATTCAATTCCCGACTGCGGGTGGTGGTTCTGAGATCTTAAGACTAACATAAGGAGCAAATCTAAATGGCATTTGTTCTTAATGATAGAGTTAAAGAAAACTCAACAACTACAGGAACGGGCAACATTGCTCTAGGGGGAGCTGTAGCTGGTTTTGAAACGTTCGGTACAGGCATAGGTAATGGTAACGTTACTTACTATGCTATCTTTCACACAACCTTGGGTGAGTTTGAAGTAGGTGTTGGAACCTTAGATGGTTCATCTGCTAACTTAGTTAGAACTACAGTCTTATCCTCATCAAACAGCGATAACGCTGTTAATTTCTCCGCTGGAACCAAAAACATATTTTGTACACAGCCCGCTTCTCGGGCCGTGTTTAAAGACAATGCCGACAAAGTAGCGTTATCATCAGGTATTACCGCAACTGGCAACAATCTTGCCGTAGCGGGGACCGTGGATGGTCGAGACGTTGGTGCTGACGGCACTAAATTAAACACTATTGAAACAAACGCTGATGTCACCGATGCAACTAATGTAACAGCTGCTGGCGCTTTAATGAAAGCTGGTGGCACAATGACCGGTGCTTTAATACTTAATGATTCTGTTAGATTAGAAATTGGTTCTTTAGGTAATGGTGATTTAGCTTTGTATCATGATGGTACTAATAGCTATATTGACGAAAGAGGAACTGGGAATTTAATTATTAAAGGTGCGAATAGTGTAGAAGTACAAGGTGGAAATGGTGAAGTAATGGTTTCAGCTAACCAAGATGGTGGTGTAAAATTATTTCATAATAATATAAATAAGTTCGAAACTAGTGCGACCGGAGCCACACTGGCCGGAACCTTAATTGGTGACACCGTTTCAGGCAACCCAACTTTTACAAGTGTTGCTAGTGGTGATCTGCTAGCAGTTTACGACGTTTCAGGATCAGTTATTCAAAAAGCAACTATTGCTAATGTTGCGGCACAAGGACCAGCAGGTCCAACCGGAGGTGCCGGACCAACCGGACCTACAGGAGGTGCCGGACCAACCGGACCTACGGGACCTAATGGCAACGCAGGTGGCACTGGACCAACTGGTCCGACGGGACCTAACGGACCAGCCGGAGGTGCCGGACCAACCGGACCAACTGGTACAGCTGCAGGTTTTGGAACTCCGACAGCAAGTACCGGTCCAATTGGAATATCTTCTAGTGGACCAAACACAGCTAAAGTATTCGCGTTTACTATTCCCGCTGGC